CACAAGTAATAATGCTATGGAGCCCAATGAAACAAAGGAAACCTGCTGATTGTGACAGCAGTGACAGCGTTTTACCAAACTTTGCCAATGACAAGGATAAGGCCCATAAATAGGGTACTTCCTACAAAACTTTTGTGAAAATACTAAAACGCTGTCACTAGTACTGCTTCGTACCGATAGGTACCGATACAGATAGATATGTCGTCACGACATAACGATACAGGCTGTGGATAAACCTGTCACCTCGCTGTCACTAAATATTAAGTAACAATCAAGATAAAAAGCGTGATAACAGTAGCAATAGCGCTAACCCAAACAAGAGCGCTAACAATAGCCAACCTACGCCACATCACATACTCCCAAGGAACCTCACGCTGCTCCGCATCTAAAGATGCCATCTTAGCCATTACGCAACCGCCACTTCAAACAAAGCGTCATAACCTGCTTCGATCATGGCCTGCTCAGTCAACGCTGCTAACTCTTGAATCGTCATAACATAACCTTTCAATAGGGGGAACAAGTGAACAGGCAAAACGCCCGCCACCAAAACAAGCCACACCCAAAAAAACGGGTGCTATACAAAACAACACTATTTTTTGGTGTGTGTGTAACAAATAGGTAGGCACAATGCCCGCTAATTTCCAGCCAGGGGGCTGGGGGTGGGGGCGCTGTGTGTCGTGTCGCCCCTGTGCCTCACGCCTTGGGCATGGGGATACAGGGGATAACGCTTTGTAACATAAGGTAAACATCGCCTTATCATTAGGGTAGGCGGAACGCCCGTACGCTCAGGGGCAGGGGCAATCATACAGGTTCCACTCGTTTCCTTCTATGCGCAGGGGAAAACCCCCCACCTTTCGGTGGGGGGCTACCCTTGTTGCCCTCTAGGCTAGTAGCGCCTTGAGGTCTTGCGCCTCGCTGATTAAGCGCGACCATTGGCGTTCGGTGAGGTCATCGAACACCTCGCGTACCTCATCGAGGTTCATGCCCGAGTGTAGACACTCGACCAAGGTAACCGCGTCTGCCTGAGCAGGTAGCAGGTCGAGGTCTTTGAGCGCCTCGATGAATTCGCTACGCTCGTCCTTGACCTCGAAGTGGCGACTAATGAAGTCGTCCTCTAGGTGAGTAGTTACTAGCCCGAGGTTGCCCTCGACCGAGGAACGGAACGAGTAACTTGCTTGCTCACTCGCGGTTGCCTCCATGGAGGCGGTGAAGGTTCCCTCGAAGGTTAGACCCTCAAGCATGCGCTGAACCTGCTTGATACCCTCGCGCTTGACCCGCTTAATTTCGCGGTACACCTCACCGATAGTGAACGAGGCGTTCATTCCGTAGATATCTCCAAGAGCCTTGACCTGCTCAAAGACATCGCCTAGTTTCGCAACCTTGGCGACCTTGGCTGAGGTGTCTAACTTGCGTAAGTACACCTTGCCCGCCTTGGTTATCTCCACGTTCCATCGGGCGGTGTCGCGTGCCTCGGTAGCCTCAACGAATTCGATGAGTGAGCGAGTTGAGAGCGCCTTACGGATACTCTCAGCCATGCCCGCCGGTACTGCCTTGGTGGCCAGTAGCGCGGTGGCCACCTTGCGCGCCCATGCCCTCATTACCGCCAAGGCGATAATGTCTGCTGGCGAGTAACCTGCCAAACCAAGGTTGATACCGCCTTGGCGCTGGCTTGCCTCCTCAATGCGAACCAAGCGGTCAAAATTGACCCACTCAAATTCTTGAGCAAACACCGAGGCAACGTGGCGCTTGTATCCGTCAAGGATACGCAACGCCTCAAGCGCCTCGAGGTTATCCTCACCGAGGCTAGCCTCGATGAGTGAACGGATACCCTTGACCTCGAAGCCTTGAGCGGTAGCCCAAGCCTCGAAGCCCATAGGCTTAGCCCATACCTCGACATCGTTCCAAGGCAGGAACGCATGCTCCGAGAACGGCTTAGCCTTGCGTGCCTTGGTTGCCTTGGCAACGCTAGCGCGCTGACCCTTGGCAGTAACCGCCTTACTGGCTTTTGCGCCAGTAATCGCCTCAACGAATTTAATCGCCTTAGCGCTATTTGCAAGGCGTAACGCCTTGCCGTCTATTTTGCGTGAACGCATTACAGACCCCTTTCAGGTGTGGCATGGTGTGCATGTGTGCCATGTGGCGCACATACCCCCGCCTTGGCATGCCCCGAAAGCGAGTAAGACCAGACTACAAAATACGGCAAACTTTTGGTAACCAATTTCGCGACACCCCTCGAGGCCCCCTGGCTACTGGCAACAACGTGATGTTGAACCCCCGATCGCAATCGCCATATAGAAACCATTCGTGCTCTGGATAGACCCCATTTTTACATGCGTATCATCCTGGGTCTGGTTTTTGTGGCTTATTGCTATTTGCATAGCATGTTTGTATACTGTTGTTATGCCTAATTATCAGAATCATCCTTTGCGGGTTATTCGTCGTCGCCATGGTTTGGAGATGAAGGAACTTGCTCGCTTGGCGGGGGTGTCGCGTGCTACTGTTTCTCAGATTGAGGAGGGTAGGACTAGGCGGCCTAATGAGCGTGTGATTGCTGTGTTGGCTCGTTTGTCTGGTGAGGATCCGAAGGGTTTGTTGGGTCGGGTTGTGGCTTGGGGTGAGCAGGGTTTTGAGGATGTTGTGCCTCGTCGTGCGTTGTCTGCTTTGCAGTTGCCTCCTGAGATGTTATCTAATTTGTATCCTTCTTTTATTTCGTGGCGAGCAGAGTTTGCAGATAACCCTACTCGTTTTGCTTCGTTTTTGCGTATTAATCGTTTGACGGTTGCTAAGTATGAGCGTGGTGGTTTTGTTGGGGGTATGCCTGATTCTTTGGCTCATGCTCTGGCTGATCGTTTGAAGTTGTCTGATGAGTATTTGCAGGCTGTTGAGGATTTGCCTCTTGGTTGAGTCTATTCATGACACTGCCTGGGCGATTAGGACTGCGATGCGTTTGGGTGGGGATAGGCGTGAGGAACAGTTGTTAAAACAGTTACCACCTTTTACTGTGTTTGTTTGTAATGAACATAATTGTGGGGGTACTGTGCCTTGTCATTTATGTAAGGAAGAAAATGTCTGATATTGAGTTGTCTCACCCGAACATGGAAGTGTATGGGAAGACTAACACTAAGGCGTTGCGTAAGCCTGCTGAACAGTTGTTATTTGAGCGGGCGATAAATGCTGCCTGGTTGGCGCATCAGCGTGGGTTCCCTATTGAGGTGCAAACTATTTATGACCAGGACAGGTCTTTAACTATCCCGTTTTTGACAAAACTGTTAGTTACTCCTAAGTTTAAGACTGCTTTGGAGGCTCGTGGTATTCCTGTGGAGACTGCTGTGGGTATTACGGCTGAGCAGGCGTATGCGTTGACTGTGATGACTGACCAGTCTTTGAGTATGGACCCGTTTCAACGTTTGAAGAAGTTGGGTGTTTCTTGGGCGCAGTGGCAGGGTTGGTTGAAGCAACCTATGTTTGCCCGCATTTATGGGAAGACTTCTGAGGATTTGTTACGCTCTTCTGTGCCGGCTGCTTTGACTGCTTTGGCTGCACGTGCTCAGGCTGGTAATAATGATGCTATTAAGTATTTATTGGCGATTACTGGTTATTATGACCCGTCTGCTAAGTCGCAGAACGCTGAGTATGACCGCGTTATTTCTGCTATGATTGATGCTGTAGAGCGCAATGTTGAAGATCCTGAAGCGTTGAAGCGTATTAGTTCCGCAGTGTCGGAGGCTGCTTCAAAGTGGAATGTTCCTTTAAGTATTGATGCTGAAATTGTCGAGGACGAATAGATTGGTTGGCTATGCCTACTACTGGTGATTTTCCGTTACAGTTGTCATTACCGACAGGTGCTGACCCTGTAGATGTTTCTGTGTTGAACGCTAACTTTGAGAAGGTTAATGATTATGCTGGAGAGAACGATACAGACATTGCTGCTATTACTGCTAACAATTGGGTTTCTACTAGCCGTATCGCTGATTCTGCTGTTACAACCGCTAAGATTGCTAATGCTAATGTTACGGCCGCGAAACTCGAAGCAACTTTAAACCTTACTGGTAAGACTGTTTCGGTTGCTGCCCCGTCTGCTGGTGCGCACGCTACGACTAAAACTTATGTTGATGCTCAGGATGCCGCCACACTGGCTTCGGCTAACACATATGCTGATGGTAAAATTCCTGGTTATGTTGTATTGGCTTCGGGTTCTTGGAGTGGGGCTGCTCCAACTGTCCCAACTTTGACTACGACTAATTATCGTCAACTTGTTGTTCTGGTAACTTTGTTAGTTAATGGTGGCGGTTTTTCTGAAATGACGGTAAGTTTTACTGGGTTGACAAGTTATGACCAAGTAATTTCAAGTTTTGGTTCAACCTCTTTAACTACTTCAACCGCACAAACAAGTTTAAACCCTGGGACGATGCCGACCGGAACTGGATTTGTTGTTGAAGTTGACTACCCTGGACTTGCAATTAGGAAGACTATCACTGGCCGTTCAAACGTCAGAACTATCAGTGCTCGCAGCACTAACGCCGCGGCTGTCACTGGTGTTACGTTTACTGTTCAGGGCAGTGCTTCAGGTGCTTCAGGCACGTACGAAGTGATCGGCGTACGCTAACCTAACATTTGTGATAGACTCGGTCTTGAAAAAAAATTTTTACCTTGAAAGGTATCACATATGCAAGATTTAGCCTGGACTCCAATCCATCGTGCACAACCGATTAAGTTAAACCTCAACAAAAACCCTCGCCCGAAAAGTGGTGGTTGGCGGGTAGCCGTAGCATTACCAGACCCACAGATTGGGTATCGTCAGTTGGGCAAGAAACTTGACCCTTTCCATGACGAGAAAGCAATGAATGTTGCTCTGCAGATTGTGGAGTGGTTGGCTAAGCACGACAGAGTTGACGAAGTAGTTAACCTGGGTGACTTCATTGACCTTCCAGCACAGGGCAGGTTTGAGCAGGAAGCAGCGTTTGCTTTTACTACACAGCATGCCATTGATCGTGGTTACAAATTCTTGCAAGAGCAACGGGCTGCGGCTGGTGCTAATGCCAAGATTATTCTGATTGAGGGTAACCATGACAGGCGTATGGAAAAGTTTATTGTTTCTAACGCTGCAAGCGCTTTTGGTTTAAAACGTGCAGACACGAACGAGATGCCTGTAATGTCTTTGCCTTACTTGTTACGTCTAGATGAAATTAAAGTGGAGTATATTGATGCCTACCCTGCCGGAGCGTATTGGCTCAACGACAGGCTTCGTGCCGTCCATGGAACGAAGGTTCGTTCTAATGGGTCGACTGCAGCAGCCTACACGAATGCTGACCCGCACATCTCAACCATCTTTGGGCATGTTCACCGTCAAGAACTCCAATCCAAAACAGTCTTCGACCGGCTTGGACCAATCAAGTCGATAGCCGTCTCTCCTGGCTGTTTGTGTCGAGTTGATGGTGCTGTGCCGTCTGTGAATGGTTCTACAAAGATTGATGGGTCTCCTGAAACCTATTTTGAGAACTGGCAACAGGGTATCGCTATTGTTTCGTATAAGAAGACTGGCGAGTTCTTTGCTGATCTTGTACAGATTAATGATGGTAAAGCGTTGTTCCGTGGCAAGGAGTTTGTCGCTAAGTTGTGATAAACTTTCTTCATGGCTGAAGAAAATTCTCACGTTCGGATTACGAACATAATGATGTACCAGAAATTGATGGACATCAATGAGAATCAGATTACCATGATGTCTGAATTAAAACATTTGTCGACATTGCCTGACAGAGTCAGACATGTTGAATCTGGGCTTGACCGCTTGAAGTGGATCGAAAAGATTGCTTATGCTGGTTTAGGGTCTGGTCTGGGGTCTATAATTGTTTTAGTTGTTAAATCTATTTCAGGAGTTTAGAAACAATCATGGCTAATCTTCACCCCGCACTAGTCAAAAAGGGCATTGAGCCTGGAACTGTTGCAGCATTTCTTGCTGTAGCACAGTTCTATGTTGGCACCAAGGAAAAGCCTAAGAACAGTAACCACACCATTTTTGGTGCTTGGTATGGTGTTCAGACTGCTTGGTGTGCAATGTTTGTTTCTTACTGCCTAAACCACTCGGGCAATGGTAAAACCATTAATGGTGCACAGTCCAAGAAGGGTTACGCGCTGTGCTCTAAGGGCATTTCTTGGTTTAAGAGGAAGAAGGCTTGGTTCCCTGTGAAGCAGGCTAAGCCTGGCGATGTTGCTTTCTTTGACTGGAATAATGACCACGCTCCTGACCACACTGGTATTGTGGTGAAGGTTGATCTGAAGCGTAAGCGTGTGTTGACCATTGAGGGTAACACTGGTCCTTCTAACTTGTCTAATGGTGGCATGGTTATGAAGCAGTGGCGTTCGATGTCAGTAATTATTGGCGTTGGCCGTCCAGCGTTCCCTGCGGCTGTTGTAGCCGCTCCAAAGACTCCACCGGCACCTGTAGTGGTTGAGGCAGTAAAACCTGTCCTTGACCCTGCTGTGGCTGCTTTGGTGGCTAAACTCGAGGCTAACCCTAAGGAAAATATCTAATGTCGTTTGGTGCTCGTTTTAAGGCTGTTTTGGCTGTTCTAGGTGCTCTTGCCTGGCGTGGTTTCGGTATCCTACTGTTTGTTATTGGTGGGGCTGCAGGTTCTGGTGCCATTTTCACTGGTGATCCATTTGTGGGTATTTTGATTGCTTGGTCTACTGTAATGATTGGTGTTGTTGGGGCTGTTGGTTATGCGATTGCTGTGACTGGTTCTGCTTCGTCTGATGATGTTGCTAAGGCTGCTCAGGATGCTGTTCAGAAGTTGAAGGAAGAAAAGGATAAGTAATGCCTAACGATACTGGTTCTGGTATGAACCTAGACAAAATTCAGGCTCTTCGCAAGAAGATTGCGGCTGATGATGCTGCGTCTGGCCGTTCTGTTATGAAAGCCTACAAAAAGAATCGTGCCGAGTTCGAGAAAAAACTTGCGTACGAGAACTCTAAAGCGGGTTTTGATGCTCGTGTAGCGAAGCAGAAGATGGCCGAAAAGAAGAAGAAGTACAAAGCAACAATTGACAATTCTCCAACGTATTAAGGAATAAATAATGCCAAAAATGATGAAAGATGAAAACGACTCATACCTGAAGCCTGGCCAGAAGGATGAGGACGATTCTTATGTAGGTAAGCCTAAGCCTAAGCCTAGGCTTCTTGAAAACCTTAAGAAAAAGTCTTCTTTTAAGCCTGGGATGGACATGATAAAGATGACTCCAGAGCAGAAGATGAACTCCCGTAAGCGTGCTTTAAGAAAGCGAATTAGCGGCGACCGCGCCATGGGAACTGCTAGTTCTATCAGCGCTACTGTTCGCAAGACCGCTAACCGTAAAGACAATGCTGACCCTAAGAAGATTAAGAGCCTAGAAGGCATGTACATAAACGCCAAAAAGGGTGAAGCCGCAGGCAAGAAATATCTAAAGTCTATGGCCCCTAAAACTGTTCCTTCTAAGCCTTTGGTCAGCCCCGACCGCATGAAGTAGGTTTAAAAATGATGGACATGAAATCAAAGAAGACCCCTATGGGCGTTAAAATGATGAACAGTGGTAGCAAAAGTTCTTCATCAAAAAAAGATGCTTTGAAAAAGGCTGCTTCAAAGATTGGTTACAAGAAAATCAACACGTCAGGCTTAGACAACACCCAGATGTAAATTAGATAAACGAAAACCCGCCCCAGGAAGACTACGGGCGGGTTTTCTGCTTTTGGGGTTACTGTTGCAAGTCAGTCATGGTGGCAACGTATTCTTGCCAACCCTTGTTACGGTTTTCGATAGTGTCGCGCTCTTTGATTCGTAGACCGGTCAACCAGTTCAAAATAACCAGGTTTGTGTCTTTGGTGACTTGATCGGTAGTTTTCCCAACGTTTGATGCTCTTAATGCTTGCCCCGCAATTTGAGGAAAGAGCATTGCTGCAAGTTGATGTTCTGGACCTAAACCAAGTCGCTTAAACGCGTCTTCAACCAAAACTGGCATTGTTTCTTTTGTCCAACGGCCGCCCTGGGTAATTGGGGTTCCGTCCATGGTTTTGCCATTGAAATAGTCAAGAGGTAGGGATGCGGCGATAGGTAGCGATGCTATAGCAAAACGGTCCCAGGTTGCGCCAATGCTTTGACCTATCTGATTGGCAGGACTGTCGTAACCATTAAAACGAATTCCTGATAACCAACTGCCTGTTCCTAGTAGGTCTGTTGCAGGGTTGGATATGGTGAACGTGCGGAGTCGCCCGTCTTCATCAATGTATGTTGGGTCCATGTTTCCGCGAAGGTAACTTGGAACCAGTCCTGCTGGGTCAAAGTCACCAAACTGCTCAAGTTCCGCGCCCTGAGACTGCATGATTCCGTACTGGGCTTTTAGTCCAATAAGGATTGGCCCTGGTCTGTCTAGTAGGTTCATCATTACTGTTCCTAGAGTTTTGGCTCTCCAGGTGTAAAAAAGGATTCCCTGTCGCAAGTATTTTTGTGCAACATAACCTAGTCCCTGCATTTGTGGGTGTATGCGGTTTACTTCTTTTGCTGCGTATTTAAATCCGTCGTCTAGGGTTTTCCAACTTGACTTTTGCAGGATTGAGGTGAACAGCGCAACACGCAACCAGTCGTCTCGCCCTGCAGCAACTTTTGCAATTTTGGTGTCAAAACGAGTGCCAAGCCCTGCGCGTTTGATTTTACCTAGGCTGCTGCCTGCTTCTCGTAGTGCATCGGTTCCACCTGCTTGAGTTTTTGGCACCGCACCTGCCCGCATAACGTAACCTTTACCAATAGCGTCGTAAGAAATTGCAACATCTTTTCCGCCTACCCTGATGACTACGCTGTTGTTAACAGTTGGGTCGTTTTCTGGGCGCACCTGGAACTCTTTTAAAGCAGGGGCAACTTTGAACTTATCAATTGCTTTTAAAGCCTCTGCCTCGTCGATACCAATTTTTTCTACGTCTGCCCCCATTGCTTTCAGTATTTGTAACGAACGGTAATACGCTAATGGGCTTGCGACGCCACCAGCGATAGCATTCCAAACAAAACCACCACCAGTGTTCTGGATCCAGTTTTTAGCAGTATAAGTAGTTGACGCTTTTTTCATAAAGTCTTGGAAGGGCTGGAAGAACAGCAAGAATCTACCAAAAGGGCCAGTTTTTTCTAAGTGCTTTACTCCAGTAAGGAATTTGGCTAGTTCTTGAAGTTCTGCAGCAATCTGGCGAGGAATGTAATAACCTCTTGGAAGCAAGTAGATTAGTTCTTTTCCGTCGCTAGGGAAGGAAAGCGGCTTTATAGTTACCAAGTCTAGTTCTCTTGCCCGGGCGGGAGTAATGGAATCGATTGCGGTTCCGAAGGTGTCGATAACGCTGGCAGCAGAGGTTTGTAGTTCTTCACTGCGGCGCAGAGCAGCGTGGATACCTACCAGGAAGTCGAATGGGTTTTGGATGTCCCATTCTTTCCATTGGTTAACAAAGTCTTCAGTGTTGCCCCTCTTCTGAAACTTCCAACCGTCGCTCAGGCGTTTAGGCTGTAGAACTTTCTTACCTGCTTCGTTTACTACTTCTTCCATGACTTCACGGTAGTTACCGGCACCCAGTTCACCAATGATGCGGTTCATGATTACTTCGTTGTAGTTTGAGGATCGACCGATAAGGTTGCGCTGACCGCCACCAAAAATGGTTTTTGCAAACATCCAAACGTCTGCTACAGCCTCTTTAAGCAGCGTGTCGTCTGGTCCGATGAAGTCATCCAAAAGTTTTGCATCCTCAATTAGGTCAGCATATTCTCTCTTTGTAACCTTTTTGGCTAAAGGCTTTCCTGCTTCTGAGGTCAAGTTTTTTAGTCGACTCATAGCGGTCAAGGCTTTTACCAAAGATTCTTCTGGAGCCTGTTGAATAACTTTAAAAGCGTCTACTAAAACTTTTCTACCAGTCGCAGATTCATCTGCCGCATATTTAGGCATAATGCTGACAACATGCCTTGTAACATCTTCAGCGAACTGGGCTGTAGTGTTTTTAGTGTTTAGCGCAATTGCGGTAAGTGCATCACGGGTGTACTCCATTCCGTGGTTAGCGAACAGTTTAAACGTGTTGTTCATGGCTGAAATCCAGAAGTTTAACGAGAACTTGTTGTGACGGCCTGCGGTTTCGTTCAAACCAATTTCGTAGAGAAGGTCGTCATCTGCACCCATTTCGATGGCTTCATCAATTTTTTGAGCAAATGAGTCTTCAAAGATTACGTCTCGAGAGTCTTTTAGTGAGTCCAGGCGGGAGCCTGCTAGCCCTTCCTGGAACTCTTTAAGGGTTTTAGCCTCAGCACCTAGGACAATTCCGTCGGTGCTTTCTTTGGTTAGGATCATTTCTAGTGGACCCATTTTTGCACCGATTGCGGCGTTTAGGTCTAGGCGCGCCAACGCTTCCACAATAGGCTCTACTTGTTCGAATCCTAGTGCGTCGTTTAGTTCTTTTGCTGAGTCGATGACGGCTTGCATGTTTGTTCCGCTGCCGGACATGTTGCTTTCAAGCATTTTCTGCAAGTTAGTGATGATTGGCTTGCTAATCTTGTTTGCGTCGTAACGTAGTCTCTTGAAGGCAAAGGTGGCGTTTGCGGTGTGTCGTTTAAAGAGTTCCATAGCGTTTTCTGGTTTGGCTAGAACACCAACTACGTCTTCAATGATTTGGGTTACTCGCGCAAGACCTTTTTCGTCGGTAACGAGGCTTCCGATTGGGTTGCCTTTATCGTCAACTCCACGGGTAATTGTTTTGATGTCGTTAAACATTAGTTCACGCATCATGTACAGAAGGTCGCGGGCTTGCTCTTCAGAGAACCATTCGCCTTTTCGGTGGTGCATTGCCATCATTAGCGCACGCACTGGAGAGTAAAGCGAGGTGATTGGGATGCTGTTCATCGGACCTACCGCAAACATGTTCTTAAACAGTGTTGGGCCTAGGACTTCGCCAATGTCTGCCATGGTTACGTAGGATCCGTAGTTTCCTAGTGCTCTTTTGCCTTCTTCGCTGATGTTTGACAACTTTTGACCAGTTGCTTTTATCAGGGTTGATAGTTCATTTTTGCCGTACAGGGTTAGGGTTGAACTTGGGTAGATGCCTCGGGCATTTAACCATAGGTCGCGGAGGCGAAGAACCATAATGGCGCTTTCCGCAATGAACTGCTGGCGGCGAGGGTCTGCTACGTTGCGGAAACCTTTGTCTTCCGCAATTTTGCTTAGAGTTGAGAACATTAGTTTCTCTGACTCGTAAAGGTTTTCTTTATCAAAGTTGAGTTTGTAAGCAGCGTTTTCTGGGATTTCACCTTCGGCTGCCATTTGTTCAAGTTTGGCTTTTGAATACTTTGAGCGATACTGTCTACCCAAGATGTCTTCTTCAAGGAATTTTGCAATAGGCTTTTGACCTAACCAACCAAAGTTACCTTTAACGTAACGGCCTACAGCAGTTCCACCAACAGCGCCAGCCAGGTCAATGATCCAAGATTGACCTGAAGCCTTTAGTTGGTTAACTGTGGTTAGGAGCAGTTCGTAGGACTGGTCTACTGTGACTTCGTCATCAGGTAGGTCGTCCATCATTTTGCGAATAACGTCACCGTTTGGAACAACTATTTCGCTAAAGAAGTCTGCAGTTCTAGCATCTCCGATTAAGAAAGTGCGCAACTGGCTGCGGCTCTTACTTAGGAACTCTAGAACATCTTTGCGTCCTAGTACTTTGTCTGGCTTAATTAACTTGTCTGCACCCTTAATTCCAAGGCTGACTAGAATGTTTGCAATCTGTTCCTCAGTTGGGACAGGCTTACCGGTCTTCGGGTTGATCTGCCCAGGCTGTAGTTTGCTGTCTTTTCTTGGTAAGTAACTGTCGATTACGTCTTTGTAACTCTTGTATGGGCTGTTTCGACCAACTTTAGTCATGTTGATAAGGTGCTTCATTGCTGTAGCCCACTGGTCTTTGTCAGCAGAGGTCATGATTTCTTTGTTGCGAATCCAGGAAACGAACAGGCGGGGGTTGCCGTTTGCGATAACATCGTCAACGCTGGCTTTTCCGTCCCAGTTTGCAACAGGGTGTTTCACAACATCAGCATCTATTGCATCTTCAAGTTTTTTGACAATCTTTTCAAAGTTTTCTTTTCTCTTTGAAAGTTTTTCTATACCGAGTTCGCCTTGTGTTACGGTGCGGGCAACTGCTTCTCTTCTGACTAGCGCCTGGTCTACTACGTTTTCGGCTAGGCTCATGTCGGTTGCGTGCCAGAAGCGTGCGTGGAGGTTTGCGCCGACACGTTCGATTGAGGTTTCGCTAACACGGATTTCTTGTTTGATAAAAGCGGTTAGGGACTTTAGGTCTACTGATAGTGGGAGTGAGCGGGCTGCTTCTTTTTTGGCGTCTGCTCGGGCTGCAGCGTTGACTGCTCTGTCGTAGTTTGACTCACGGACTCTGCGGATAAGGTTTTCTGCTACAACTTGCTGTGGTTCTTTGCTTTTGCCAGGTTTTGGCTTTGGAATGGCTTTTACCGCCTGAATTAACCTCGCCACGTCGACGTGAGAGACTTCTGTTCCACTGGCAGGTACAAACACCTTCTCGCCCCTCTTAAGCCCTCCTAGGGTCTTCTGGAGGCTTTCTCCGAGTTGTGCGACTAAACCTCTGGTTATTTCGTCCAAAGCAAGAATTGTGTTTCCTAGCGCTTTTTCTGCGGCTTTGACGGCTTCTGGGAAGTCTGGGTTGATTAGATCGCTTGCCCGAACAGAGTTGCCGCCCATTAACCTTTCATTGTAAGTTTTTTGCGGCATAAGAACTTTGCCGGACATCCAGCCATCGAGTTTTACTTTGCGGGCAGCAACGTCTTCGAGCAGGTCAGCATATAGTGCTTCTGCCTCTTTAATTAGGCGCTCTTCGTTGGCTAGAATCACCTTGTTTGACAGTTTGTTACCTGTTTGGCGACCAATGTTTCTAGTGTTGGTTTCAACTGAGTGGAGAAGGGCTGGGGTTACAAACTCAGTCCAAGCCTCATCCTTGGACAGTTCAACTATTGCAGCGGCTTGTTCCGACTTTTTCCGAATAGTGCTGAGCAGAGGGATGCCTGCCCTTTGAGCCAGCATGTCAATGTGGTCTGCGAAACGGCCACCTTCAAGTGAGTATTGGTGGCGGCTGGCAGAGTAAGCGTATGCAATGAACTCTGAACGCTGTCGATCGGCTGACTTTGCTTCTACGTGTGCAAAAACTTTTGGTAAAGCACTTCGGCTGAGTTGCCCCATACGGCTACTTCTGGTCCTAGTTACTGCAGCAAAGATTGCAGCAGCATCACCGTTTGGAGATAAACCTAAAGCGTCCAAGTCAATTAGTGCTTTAATCTTTTTTGCATTCAACTGTTCCAGGTAGTCGCTTGCTTTCTTTATGTCGGCAGGGCTGACAAGTTCGGTGCGAAGTTTGTTGCGCTTCAAAGCGATGTCCATCAACTCAATGATTTTGTCGTCGTTAAGTTTGGTGATGTTCTTTGAGGTAATAACGGTTTTCTTACCGTTTATGTCTAAGGTTATGGTTTTCTTGTCGGCTTCTGCAGAAAGCAACTGGCGGGCTTTAGTGAACTTTTGGGCAGAAACTTGGGAGAGGGCTTCAGAGATTTTGTCAATGTCTACCCCTCTTGCACTGTCAACTACTTCAAGGGCTTCTTTTGGTAAGCCGATGCGGCCAAGGATGTTTAGAACAGACTTGTCTCGGATTGAGCCTGCTGCGGCTAACATTAGTGAATAAATTTCACCCTTTTGCATAGGGGTAACTTCTCGTTTGGCGGCTGCTGCCGCTTTTGCTTCCAGGTCAGTCGATGGCATGTTGAAACTTCTGATGCTTTCAACTGAAGACTTTAGAGGGTTAAAACCTGATTCACCGATTCGTTCGATAGTGTATCGGGCGCTTCCTGCGCCACCTAGGATGCCGGCTCGGTAGGTGATTCGGGCGGCTAGCAAAGACAGGGAAATACCTGCGTCTATTAGAGAATCTGCAGTAAGCGAGTCGGCAGGTAAGGCTTCGTCAATGTTGAAGTTTTTATCTCCACGGATTTCACGCAGACGCTGCCAGTCGTTCGCCAGGTTGTCGGGACCCCAAACTTTACTGGCACTGTTTTTCTGCAAGTCTTTTTGGAAACGCTCCAAGAATACGGCTTCTTCACCGCTAGGTTTCTTGTCAATTCCAAGTAAAGTTCTAGGGTTAACTTTTTTACCCGAGGGGGCACCCTCAACCGCATCGTCTGTTTTCTTTGCACGGCTTGCTCTGAACCCGATAGGTTGTGAAGTTGCTTCATCCAAGAACTGCAGAAATTCACGGTTTTCTGGGTTTTTGATGAAGTCATCCCAAACCTTTTTAACTGCTTCGTCGCTGCCTTTAGCGCCACGGGCAGCGTTCTGCAACGCAATACCGAGCATTGCGACAGGTTTTGCTGCCCGAACTTCAACATCAGGGCGAGAAACACGGTAAACAGGGGCGCGACCAGGAAAACTCTTTGCCACTTCGTCCGCAGCACGCTGAACAGCACGCTCAACAGGGGTGATGCCGAGGTCTGCTGCTTCTTGTGCAATGGCAGCCTGTGAAGTTTTACCCAACACTGCTTTAAACTTTGCAGCAACTTTAGGGTCGGCAAAAGACCTTGCGATGTCGTCTAAGTCTTTTGACTGTGAAGAAAGAATGTCATCAACGACTTCTTGAGGCAGGTTTTTGGCTTCTAGTTCTGCTTTTCTGGTGGCAAGGATTTCATCGGTGTAGTCTTTACCGATCCTTAGAATGTCTTCTTCTAGGAAGTCTGTGTCGTTTAAGTTTTCGCCTAGTTTTTTTGCGAGACCTGTGCGGAAACCAAACAAGGTTGTTTTTGCGGCTAGGCGGGCTTCGGCTTGTAGGTGGGCTTCTTTAAATCCACGACCCATTTCTTTAAGAATGTATAACGCTGGGTTGGTGTTACCAATAGTGTATTTTGGTGCAGGTAGCGGGACAGCGTTTTCTACTCGCTTGCGAAGTTTTTTGCCTTCAACTTTTTTGAGTGGTTCGTAGAATGGGCGTGGGAGGTTCTGTACGTTTTTTAGAACTTCTGCAGCGTTGCCACCAGATTTTGCGTATTTGGTGGCGGTTGATACACCTCTGGATAAACCTTTTACGGCTCCACCGATACCTAATGTTGCGAAGGAGGCTGGGTCGAGAACAATGTCTAGGGTTGTTCCTACTGTGTTTAGTGGAGTCCATTTACCTAATAGGCCGTCCCAGTATGGGGTGTCGTCTAACCAGTTGTTGTTTCTTTTGAATTCTTCGCTACGGAAGATGTCTGTGTAGGATTCGGGTAGTGGTCGTTTATCGACTGGGTCGATCATTTCGTCGAAGCCTGGGATGACCGAGTTGGCTAGACCTTGACCAAAACCTACTGCCATGTCTACGATTGAGGAACCGTACTCTAAAGCAACTTTTCCTACGTCTTGGTCTTCAATTGCAGCCATCACTTCGTCTTGGTGGCTGAAGCCTCGGTCGCTTGCTGTCATTGCGGCTCGACCGATTCCGGTGATTACTCTGAATGCGTAACCTACGGCCCCTAGTCCGCCTTCGACAACGGATTGACCTAGGTTGTATTCGGGGCCTTTGGGGGCTGGTGCGATGGCTTCTGCAGATATTGGTAGTCCACCGTCTGCGACGACAGGAGTGATGGGTTGGTTTGGAGCGCTTTGGATGTAGTCGGCTCTGCTGAGAGCGCTGGAAGGGGCACCATATCTGGCGTTGATAAATTTGGTGACGTTTGCGGGGAGTGCGGTTGGTATCTTGACGGATACTTTTGCGTTTACGTCAGGTGCGTTTAGTTTGTCTGCCATGTTGCCTTCCTACGACAAGTATAGCAGTTGCTAGGGGACTATTGACATGTTATTGCCAGGTGAACCAAAACTAGGAACCTGGTTAGTGTAGTCGCCAGTAATCATTCCTGGGGTTAGTCCAGTTAACTGAGCGTAGCGAGTTAGTATCTGAGGCATTGGCGGGCTACCAATTTTACCTTGACCATTGCGGACTGCAGTCTGGTAAAGGTCAGTCATCATAGCGTGGTAACCTTCAGAACCCTTAGAGTATCTTGCGGTTGCCTCTCCAGGAGCCTTCCCGTCAAATGTTGCAGGGCTCTTGTAGGTGGGGCTGTAAAGGCTTCTGTTGATAAACTCGTCCTGTTGTCTGCGGTTGTCAATAAACTTGTTAATTTCAGGTTTAGTTAAACCGGCTTCAGTCTTTAGGATGTTCTTAAGTTTGTCCGTCTGAATACCCATCAACAGTTTGCCCTCATCCGTAAGTTTACGGACAGCAACACGAGACTTTTCGGAGCGGATAGCGTTGTTAATGTTTTCGTTAGCGAAGTCCAGGTTTTCTTTCATGCCAGTGGTGATCTGGTTGCGGGTGTTAGCCACACCAGTCTTCATATTTTGTCCCTGCTGTAACGCTGTTTGCTTCTGTGAAGTTAACAAACCTTGCAAGTTTTGCCCCTGACCGAGCAAAGTTCCCATTGCTTCGTTCAAAGCGCCCGTAGACTGGTAGTCCCCTAGAGCCATTTCGTTCTCTAAACCTAATTCTCTAGCGCCCTGTGTTCTGCGAGCGTTTTGAGCAGCAAGTTCTGAAGATAAACCAGCAACCATACCCTGAGTGCGTTCCCCAGCCTGCTGTATTCCTGTGTCGTAGGACTGTTGCAAAGTAACATTGTCCGCTTCAACGTCAGAAGTTAACTGACCGTACATGTTTTCAACATCGGCACGGTTAGTTTTGTAAAGTTTAGCCTTATCTCTCTTCTGTTGAGTCAACTGGTTGATTAAACCCATGTTTGGCCCACCAGTTAGGTAAGAATAGTTGCCGTAAGTGTCGCTTTTTGCTGAAAGGTAGTCACCCATCGCTGTTTCGGAGGGGGTGATTCTGGCAACAGCATCGGCATACGCTTGATTTGCCTTGCTTGTAGCAATGTTTTCAGCGTTTCCTGCGCCAATTCGCCCTAATGAGTCGTCTCTAAGATCAGCCATGATTAACCCTTAATTTCGTTTAGTTTGCGACCGGCTTCGGTGCCAATAAACTTGCTAATAATGTCCCAAATAGCGTTGTTACGCATTTCTTGGTCTTGAGTATCTGACATTTTATTAGTGTCAAGCAGGTTTTTAAGTTTCTCAGTTTCGCTAAGTTTTGCTTCAGTCGTTGCCTGGAAAGCCCTATCGTCAGCCCGCACATAACCACCGCTTCTTTGCAGCCCACGGGCAGCATAGTTGTTGGCGATACCTTTGTATGCGTCGATAGCGCTACGGTCAATCTGTTTTAAAGCGTTTTGAAGAGACAGTGCACCCTGTGTTTCTTGGTAGTTACGGAGGGCTCGGTTGTTTGACAACTGGCTTTCAGTTTGGCTTACCTGTTGCATCTCAGGTATGCCCAGTGCGTAACCTTGAGAAATTCCAGAACTCGTACCTGTAGCAGGTTTAGGGGCGGTTGCCCTGTTTATACCCTTTGAGCCAGTAATGTTTGGGTCGGCTTTAATCGAATCTACCATTAACTCTTACCGATCTGCGATTTAGGTTTTGCAAACATGCGGGCACTATTCTTACCCTGAACCCATTTTAGCATGGCTGAGTTCTTTGCGCGCTGTTTCATTGAACGTTCTTTATAACCCTCTTTGTCAAGTTTCATACCTGTGTTAGGTCCTGATACGCCAATACCGTACTGTTTTGGTCCTGCTGCGTACTTGTTAAATCCTGATCCGCCTACGTTCATTATGCTACCTGTCCCATCGTCATTCTACGTCCAGCCTGGATGTACAGGACTAGCCCATCAACGGTTGATGGTGAAGTGTATTGTGAGCCATCGTTCTCAAAAGTAACCTCAAATGATGCTCGTTTAAAGGTTTGTTTACCCGAAATTTTTACTACGATTGGCACAGGGTAGTTGGTTTGCAACCCGTTAATGAACGTTGATTCGGGGGCTCCAATAGGGTTCCAGGTGTTGGCTAACACAGCCGACCAGGTTGATGAAATGATTTGACCCCAAGTTGTGCTAGTTGTGTCCCTGTAGTCGATTGGGGTTAGGGTTGCTTTTAGATAGTCAACAATGGTGCCAGCGAACTCCCAGCCGAAGAGTCGTTTAAATTTGGTTGGTAACCCCATGTCGTATGTTGCGGTACGAATGGTGGAAACAATTGTTTCGGTGTCTGTTAGGTGTTCTAATCTTATTCTTAGCAGCGTGGTTGCTGTGCTGTCGCCTACTTTTCTTGCCGAAACACCGAAGGCTGTAGTTGGTGACCCTTCGGAGATGATGCTTCCGTAAGGTGCTTCTAAGAAGTAGTACGGGGACAGTAGGCTGGTCCAGGTTGTCCACGTTGATGTTTCAGTGTTGTAACAGTACGTAATGCCTGAGTTCCAGACGAGCAAGTATGGACCGACTTTGGACAAAGTTGTTTTGACGTTCCAGGTTCCTTCGCCTTTAAACTCCACTTTTTGGGTGTTGTTTATTGGGTAATAGTTGTATCCAGCAAAGTTGTATAACGTTCCGGCATACAGGACGGCGTAAGTGTTATCTGTTTTTGTAACACAGAACTCGTTGTCTACTCCGATAGAAGTAGACAGAGCGCTTAATGATCCGTCAGTGGGTTCTGCTGAGGCTCCGAACGCTAAACGCCAGGTTGAGTTGCTGCGGAAGATAAAGATTTCACTGTTTCCTTCGATGAGACGGATCATGTTCTGTCCGTCACCTTCGCTAACATCAATGAAGTTGCCGACAGGGAACTGGTCAATTGAGGTTCCAGCAGACACTGAAGTGATTTCGCTGTAACGAATGGTTGAAGTGTTACCTAGGGCGCGGCTAGAAATGTAGATTCTGCCCATCATTGCTAAGATTTGGTTACCTGCAGGCATTGCTGCAACTGTAGTAAAGGTGTAACTTCCGCTAATCTTTGACCAGTAGCCACCTGCGCCACCTGTACGAACAAGGTATAAGCGGTTGAGGTAGGTTGTCATGTCGGCTGCCCCGAAAGCCCAAATCTCTGTAAAGGTTCCAGCAGAGATGTTGTAAATACTGGTCTTAGTGTCGTTGGCTACAACAACAAAAGCCACTCCGTCTTCGTTGCGGAAGTTGCCAAGGATGCGCATACGACCAGTTCCTAGTGGGGAAACTGTGGTTGAAACGATTGGCGGTCTGCTAACTACTTTACCGTTTGGGGAAATAACTACGTTGTTAGCGATTGAGAGTTCGTTCTCTTCAATGAGGGTAGGGTTGTTGGCGTTATTTAGCCCGCCAGTGAAATTAGATAGAACAACGCCTTCCCTGGACATTATTCGTCCTCTGGAAGAACAACCTTAGTAGGGTAAAAATTTACGTCTACAGTGTTTTCTTGAGTCATTTGGCGGTTCATTGAGTCACGGAAACGCTGGTCTTGGTAAGACATTGCTTGCCAGTTCTCATCCAAACGGTATGCCTGGCCTAGAACGTAATCCATTACTTGGTTGTAGAAACGGTCAGGAACCTGCAAAAGGTCATTTAAACCTGTAAGGTTCTGTGGATAAGCAATGTAGTAAAGGGTAAGAGCACCTACACCATTTTCGTTTGCTGAAGGGTAAATGTAGATGTCGCCGTCCCATTCGTACCAAACCTTAGGGTCGCCTGTGGCTTCCATGTCAGGGTCGTCAGCACTAATGGTTTCCTGAGCCGCCTGGAAAGAGATTGCTTTTAGCGGGACACCTTTGTAGTGGATTCCTTGAATCTGATATACCGGGCTGTTCTCTGGAAGGGCGTAAAGGGTTTGACCTGCAACAACATCGGATGCTGCGCTACCTTTTAAAGTCTGGTTACTGCTGGCGATCTCTCGCTGCGCAGCGTTAACCCAACGTAACAAGTCAGCGCTTTTAAGTTCAACTAAAGCCTCATCGCCAAAGATACGTTTAACGTCTTCGGCTACTTCGTATGCTGTGCGTGTGTAAGATTCTCTAGGCATTTGGGTCGAACAGTAACTTTCCGTTATGGCGGGCGTAATTCATTGTCAGTCCTAGTTTAGCAACATCTCGGGCTAATTCTCGGCGTTCAGCCAACATTTCTTCTCGTTCTTTAATCTTCATGAACTCATGTGCAGCGTTTAGAGCCTGAATGTCATCAATTGAACCACCTGATTGGGTTACGTCTGCCGTAATAATGTCTGCCATAATACGTTCGTCCAGTTCCCATTCCGCATAGTTTTTCAGAACGTAACGGTCTTGCCCACCGCTAACTACAACAGAGTAAGGTTTGTCTTTGTTGAACTGTGGGTGGCTAGGTTCCAACTTGCGGATATATAGGGTTGGGTCGTAGTCTGCTAGGACACGGGCGAACCGTTCACAACCTGGCGGGACGTCTCTCATACGGTCAAGTTCGCTGAGGTCTTGAATCATTCCGTTTTGTTTAAAATATTCTATAGCCATTTGTTACTCCTTGATAAGCCGAATGGGGCATAGGTTACGAGGATCACCTATGCCCCACGCGGGGATTAATCGGTTAGATACCTGAAGCGATACCTGAGATTACACCGTGAGTGTTACGACGGTAAGTCGAGATCTCAGAGTAGTTACGTAGGTACGCAATGAAGGCGTCACGACGTGGAACTTGCTTCCACTTCGAACCGTCTTCATCGATCCATTCCCAACCACGGTTAGTGTTTAGGTTGATCTTCTTCTGGTTAACAAACCACATCTTACCATCTGGTGCGTCGAAGTCAGCCTTGAATGGTAGGTCACCGAACTCGGTCGCAAAACCTAGTCCACGGTTACCACCATCGAGGTCTACCTTGTTCACGTACCGACGACGGTCCTGAAGGGTCTTCCAGTATCCGTTCCATGAACCGTGGTCGGTCCAGATAACGTCTGGCTTGTCGCCTTCCTCAGCAATGCTAGTAACCATACCGATCATGTCTAGTTCGGTGATCTGCTGTGGCACGCTTGAGACAGAGATGTCGTCAACCTTTGCAGCCCATGAAGGAGTGGTTGCAGGGTCGATTCCGTGAAGGACGCTGGTGTTGCTGATTAGAGCACCGAATCCAGACCATTCCTTCTTCCAGTTGTTAACCTGAGTTGCCGAGGTTGAGTTCGAACGAACAACAGCCGAACCAACAGTAACGCTCGCAGCAAGGTTGCGGTCGAAAGTAACTACCTTGGTAGCCTTGTTGATTCCGGTTACAGTCATGTAACCGGCGGTGTGAGCAGGGGTTGGTACTGTGTTTACTAGCGAGGCAGCAAGTAGAACGTCTACGCGCATACCAATGTGAATGTACTTCACGCTGTCTAGTGCTAGGGTAGCCCCAGCAACAGTGTTGGCAGTTGCAACCTTTGCTAGAGTTCCAGTGCCGTCTCCGAAGATCTGGCGGTTCTGGTCTTTAGCAATGTCGTCGCGAATGCGCTCGATTTCTTCTGAAGTTACGTCAGCGAAGGTCTGGTAGTTCTGTGAAGCCTGAGCCATAACCTGACCGGTTAGGCGTACGGATCCATAGAACGACTTTAGACCAGTCTGGCCTTCTTGGTACTGCTGGTTGCCAGCCTCTGGTAGGTCTTCGTCTTCACCACGTGCACCAATACCAGTGTTACGACCTACGTGTGCAACAAACTTGACACCTAGACCACCAACCTGAGTAATGTTACGAGCGCTTGACTTAATACCATCCAGTGCTGGAGTTGCGTTATTGATTTGTTCGTTAATGTCACCGTAAACGTCTTTAAGGATTACGTTGGCAATAGCGAGGTTCTGACCATCGGCCATAATACACTCCTAAGTGCTAGATTGAATAATTCATTTATGTATTTCGTTCGCCCTAGCCACTCGTGGCCGTACTCACTACTAATTAAAGTGTAACACAGTTAGTTAAAACGACCGAACTGTTTAGCAATTTGTTCAATTGCGGCTACTCGTTCATCACGGCTGTTAAGTTTTACAACTTCTGGGGCTGGTGTACCGTTTCCAGCACCACCTGCAACACGTGGAGCGCGGCGACCTACCTGCTGAGTGATCTTGTCCACTTCTTGCTGGTACTGTTCGTAAGCAGCACCAATTAACTGTGGAAGTTCCGCATCAGGGTACTCTTCGCTAAGTAGCATGGCTCGACGAACAATCATGTTTTCGTCAATGTCGCCGTGCTCTTCACGTAGATACTCTAGTGAGGTTTCAATTTCATACTCGTATCGGGCTTCTTCAGCCTGGGCTACTTCGGCTTCTCGCTCATTGCGCAAACCTTCAACTTCAGCCTTTAGGGCTTTTAGTTCTGCAGAAGTAGGGTCTAGGTCATAGTCCATCTCTTCGTCGTCTGTAGCAATTGCTGCAACTTCGCTTGCTTCCTGCATCATCTGCTGAGCCTGCTGCCATCCGTAACGTTGAGCAAGTTCGTCGTAAACCGCTTTAGGGTTAGATGAGATTTGCTGTGCTAGTTCTAGCGAGGCTTCGATAATGTCTGGTGACACACCTGCATCTGCTAGTGCACGATACCCTGACATCTTTTCAAACTCGCGGTCAATACCGGACTGCCACTTAGACACTACAGGCTCAATCATGCCGTGCAGCGACTTAGGTAGAATGTCGTACAGTTCGCTCAGTGATGGGTTGTTGTTCGAAGAAGAGTCTTCTTCGTCATTTACTGATTCATCGGGTGAGACAATTTCATCGTCTTCCTCGAATGAGTCAACTTCTTGGTAATCTAGGGTGCCTTCGTCTTCAGCCATTCCTCGGTCCTTCTCTATCTATACGTTGCTGTTTTAGCAGCGATCTTTTTAGGTTGAGCAACGAATTGCTCTCCCTTACGGTTTCCCTTTGCCTTTGCGGCATTGGTTGCTTTCTTCTCAGAAGCGCTCAGACTGTTCCAAGCGTTCTCTGGAAGATAACGTTTCTTTCCTTTAGATAGACTACCATCAGAAGTCTTCCACTTCTGCTCAGTCCAATTCTTAAGGGCTTGTTGTGTAGGTTTTAAGGGCATTAGTTAGTGTACCCTCCACCGCTCTTCTTATACTTTGTTGCTAACAGTTGTGCTTTACGGGCTGACCATTCTCCAGGGTCGCCGCCTTTGGTACCAGCCTTGATGCGGTTAAAGAGCGCTTTACGCATTGCAGGGTTAGTATAGTTGCCTGCTTCGTTAACCTTTGACTTCTTTTCCATTACTGACCTTGAGGTTGCTGTATCGGCTGACCGTTTGCGTCCATTGGAGGCTGGGCTGCCATCTGTAGTTGAACAAGTGCTTGTTCGTGGATGTTAATGTGCTTGTTGAGTTCAGCCTTCTGTGTCGGGCTAAGCATGTCGTATGCTGGGCTCTTGCGGAAGGTGTCGTGCTCTTGAATGTGAACAGCGTGGTTATCCCACTTGTTTACAGCGATGATTGCTGGCGCGGCTAGTGGCTGACCGGTTTCAGGGTTAACCATCTCTGCCTGACCTGCAGCCGCACCTTGCTGCCACTTCTGGTAGTGCGACATAACGTCCATGTCGGTAAGATTCTTGAACTGGATGTTCTCACGCTGTGCTCGCAGTTCGTCAGGGCGGGTGCCTCTGTTGTCGGAGTAACTTCTAATGGTGGTGATGTCGAGAAGTTTCAAACCGTCTTCTGGTGGGATCATTCCCATCTTCATCATGTCCATTACAAGGGCTTGTTTAGCGGCCTTTGAAGTTGGTAGGGCTGAACCGGATTCGATTCGGATATCAGTTCCACGAGAAATGTCTGAACCCTTGAATAGTTCGGCAGAGAAACTGCTGTCTGCGCCGACGATTTTTACGGTGCGTTCGGTTGTCCAGTATTCGGCTACTAACGATAGGGCTAGTTTGGCGACAAGGGACAAGCCTTCTTCGATTGAGGCAAAGGTTGGGGCTAGGTAACTGTCGTCCCGTTCCTGTAGGTAAGCGATAGCGGTTGCTGCTTCAACGCCTGGAGGGGTGCCACCCTTAGATACTTGGTGCTGACCTGAAATGTCTTCTAGGTCGTTGTTCAAGGCTTGGAGTTCTTCTGCCACGTATGGTGGAAGTTGAGGCATTGGGGCGGACTGGGGGAAGTCAAAACCTGGGCGAACACCAATGTACTGACCTGGTGCGGTGTTGATCTTTGAAACAGATAGCGAACCTTCACGGTAGTAAACCTGTGGCTTAGCCATCATGTTCTTAGCCTGGATACGTTGTGAACGGGTACGGTTTACTTCACGCTGTAGAGGGATAGCGTCGTCGATTACGCAGGCAGGGTAGTATTGTCCGCTTGGGATGTGGTCAAACTTGGTGATTGGGTAACAATTGTAGCCGCTAGGGAAACCTGTTAGGCATGCATCTACAATGATGTCGTCTACGATGGTAACGAATCCACCGTTAGGGAACATTGCTGAAGTTCCTGGCTTAATCCAGGCTTCGATTACTAGGCAAGCATCAGGCTTGCTGTTGTTCTCACGAATGTCTAGTGCTGAGGAGATGTCTGCAATTTCAGTTGAGGCTACAACAGTTGGTTGCTTGTCTTTAGGGATAAGGTCTTTGTAAACGCTTTTAACCCATTCAAGTGGCTTCGTGTATACGTGCAGCATATATGGCTGCTTTTCGTGGTCAACGATTGACAGGTCTGGAACGAATACGTTGAACGGAGATACGTGGTCTACACACACGTCACCTTTTTGGTCGTCCATGTAGTCGGCTTCTTCGTCCCAGTAAGTCTTGAGGTAGCCAACGCCTAGTACTGAAATGTCTCGTGCCACTGCACGCATTTCACGGCCAATCTTTAGGCGGTCGTACATCGACTCCCAAATCTGGGTGGCAGCGGTCGCAGCGAAAATGTCTTCGATTTCGTTCGATGCCGGTAGGGCTACAGCCGATGGCTTCTGGCTGGTTAGTTTAGAAATTTCGGTTCGCACGATGGGGCGAATGCGGTTGATGGTAATGCGAGGTAGGTTTTTGTCACCACGGGGTAGGGATGCAACCTGGCTCTTTGTTGAGTCCCAGGCTACATACTGTTTGCCGCGTTCGAACGACATGTTGATGTACCACTGTCGCACACGCCAGTTCTTTGAATCCTTTGACTTGGTGTATTCCTTACGAATGTAGTCGACAATCTTTTTGCCTTTAGAGTCGTTCTGGAGTTTTTTGAGCGCGGCATCATCGAGTAGGTTGGACGTTACTTCAGGTGATTGATAATCGATAGCATCACTTGATGCCATACTCTTCTCTGATAGTGCCGAAATCATACTCATTGTTGTCATCTACCTCTTCGTAATTATCCGTTACTAACGGGGCTTGTTGATACAGCGGAGCGAGTTGACCGCTTGCTGCTAATATTTGTTGAAACGCTATTGGATCCTTTGTCGACAACAGGTTCACTGCCTGGGATAGCATCTTGCTTGTCTCCTCGTTCTGTTTCACTAGCCCCCTCGTTGCTTGGTTCAATGTTTTTGTCATCAACCAAAACGACAGCGGCAGTATCAGCAAGGAGGTCAGCACTAGCGTTAATAGAAATGTCTCGTATGTCATTTATTAATCTTTCGGTAATAAGCGGGATGCGCTTAATCTTCTCGTTGAGTGCAGCGTTCTCATCCTTTAGAATAACTGCACGATCTGGGGTTATGAAACCAAGTTGGTGGCTTACAGCAACCAAACAACGGTAACAAAGGTAGACCATTCCATGATAGTCGATCTGCTTGTCTAGGTCGACAAGGATGTTGTCAAGCCCGCCACTTGCTCCACAAGCAACACATTCGTGTGGAACGTGTGGTGCGCGGGTGTATGTTTGGAAAGTTCTAGGCATTATTTGTCTCCTTTTGACTTAAGGCGTTTAGACAGCGCTGCTGCCTTAGCCTTTGCGTCAGACTTAGATGATGCTCCCCATGCTTGGAGGGACAACAGTAGACGGGTAGGTCTACCTTTATTATCATACTCTGGTCCTGGCATTCCCGCCATACGTGCTAAGAAAGATGCTCGACGAGGGTTGTCGCCAGATTTCACTGGAGGTTTCAGGTTTGATCCAGGGTTTTGTGCTTCGTAGGATTTGCGGCCAGCCTCGTTGAGACCACCTTTAGGGTTTTTTCCAGCCTTACGCTGCCAGGCTCCACTAGCCATTATTCCCATCCTATCGTTTCGTCCGAAGAGTTTTTAAAAGTCCATGAGGACACGCCATTGTCTCGCCTCGTGTCTTGTTCCACTGCATTAAGTGTATCACCAAACTCGTGCATCATCTCTCTCTGCCCGCTCATAACGTCTGGCGTTAAGTCGTCCATGAGGGTAAAGAAGTATCTTGATGAGTCAAATGCGTGGTTGTATTTGTCTTGGATTTCTTCAAGTTTGTTTAAGGTCATTTCTGCTTGTCGGTTTGCTCGCCTCTTAAACTTAAGTTTAGATAGTTCCCCGATAAGGTTCTGGCAGTCATCAGTTATTAACCAAAAAGGTTTACCTGTCCTTGGGTTAACTTTAATATATTGCTGCATTTTGTTTAGACCAATACCAATTTGGCGAGGAATAATGTCAATAACAATGTTCATTCCACCAAGTTGGAACTCTTGCAGATAAGAAGTACCTTTCACTCCGTTAGTTTGAGCCAAAGCAGGGTCACCAACGACCATGAATGGTTGTATATTCCATTCTCGGTTGATTTTGTGGAAGGCTTCACAGTGCTCTTGGATGGTCATTTGTGACTGGTAGTGCTCTGCGAACGTTGTAATGGTGCCATCTGGTGCTACAGCGTGCCAGAGGATGGCTGTGGGGTCTCTCCAACCATAGTCAACAGACACATACACTCGGTGCTTCTTTGTAAGTTTGAACTCTTCTGAGGGTAATGCGTGTGTTGAACGGTGAAAGTCTTTAAATACGGCTCCACCAACCTGGATGAACTGACCTTTTTCACGGATGGCTCGTTGTTCTGGGGTTAGTGAGGACAGGTAGTCTTCGATAGCCTTCTTATCCAGATATGGGTTGTCGGACATTTCTACTTCGACTACGCCGAACTGCGGGTGGCCTTGCTTGCCTGGTAAGTACACCTGTTCGTAAATGTATTCCATACCTTCAACAGGAGTGAGGGTCATCCACCAGTCCCCGTTGGTGTCTACAAGACGGGCACGACATTCGTCGTACACCATTTCTGGTGGCTCTTCATCGAAGTGGACGAAGTGTCGAGAGGTTCCAGCGAACTTTTGTAGGTCCTGGTCGTATGACATGAACTCTACGAAAGATCCGTTGGAGAGGGTTAGGACTCTTCGTTCTTTGGAGTAGGAGTCTTCCCAGGAGCCGTTGACCAGTAGTGAAGGCGGGACCCATTGTTTGAATTGAGGTAGGAGGATTTTATCAATTCCGGAGGAGAAGTCGACTCCAACAACACGTCCACGGATAATACCTTCGGGGACCTTCCTATGCGGATGTTCGCCTTTGAGATAGTAAATGTCTTCGATAACTCCAGCAACAGTTTTGCCGCTTCGGTTACCTCCAACGTAGAGTCTATGTTTATGTTGATCTGCGCTGAATTCGATTTGTTTTGCATGCGGTTTGTACCTATTTATGTTGGGTTGGGAGGCGGATATTCTCATTTGTTCCGAGATGCTGAACAGCATTTCGGATGGTCTAATTAATTTTTTGGGACTAGCCACGGATTAGGTCTGTCAATTCTTTTAAAGTTAGTCTAACAATAGGGTCACTATTACCAGAATAATTACTGAGGGGATTACTAAGCCGAACAAGAACGCTAAGAGTGGTGTAGGCCCACCAATTGCCGCTGCGATCACTAGAGAACCCAGCACGCTGAGTGACAAGAAACCCGTAAGTGCCTGACGCATTTAGGCACTCGACTCTGGCTTCTTCAAGCCATTTGATTGTTTGTTCGTGTGAAGCCGTCTTTGCACTGGCTCCTCCTTTTACCTCGAAAACGATTAGACCGTGCTGTTCGTCGTGTAACCAAACATCGCCTTGGTCTAGGGAACCTGTTAGTACGTTTCGGCGGGCTTCTAGTTCACTATAGCCTTCACGTAGTAGATGCTTACGTACGCCAGTTTCGGCAGATGTGCCAATTTGTTTTGCCTTACTCATTCGTCTCTTTCGTGCTAATATTCAATTATGGCAGAATCCCCAAATATTGAAGTAAATCAGTTGCATTTGTCGGCTGATACCGACACTGGGGCTACTGCTATCCATCATACTCTTGGTCCGAAGCCTTTTCAAGCCTCACCTGGAAGTCACCGACATGATGGTAAAGATTCGGTGCGTTTAGATTTTAATGATTTAATGAATAGTTGGATGAACATTGATGGCGGTACGCCGTCAACGATTTATACTCCTATTCCTCACCTTGATGGAGGCGCAGTTTAATGGCTGTTATTATTCAGATTCGACGTGGCACTGCTGCGGAGTGGACTGCTGCTAACCCGGTTCTTGCTCATGGTGAGATGGGTGTTGAAACTGACACACTGAAGGTAAAGATTGGTGACGGATCTACTGCTTGGGTTTCTTTACCTTACTTTACGCAGGGTGCTACAGGTGCTACTGGCCCTGCAGGTCCTACAGGTCCGACTGGTGCTACCGGTGCTACTGGTGCTACTGGTGCGGCGGGTACGAATGGTACGAATGGTACGAATGGTACAAATGGTACGAATGGTACGAATGGGGTGGATGGTGATTCGGCTTACGAAGTTGCTGTAGCAAATGGTTTTGTTGGAACTGAAGCCGCTTGGTTGACTTCTCTTGTTGGAGCCACGGGTGCTACTGGTGCTACTGGTGCTACTGGTGCTACTGGTGCTACAGGTGCTACAGGGGCGGCAGGCGCGAATGGTACAAATGGTACAAATGGTACAAATGGTACAAATGGAGTGGATGGTGATTCGGCTTACGAAGTTGCTGTAGCAAATGGTTTTGTTGGAACTGAAGCCGCTTGGTTGACTTCTCTCGTTGGTGCAACTGGAGCGACTGGTGCAACTGGTGCAACTGGTGCTACAGGTGCTCAAGGTCCTATAGGTTTAACTGGTGCTACTGGTGCTACTGGTGCTACAGGTGCTACAGGAGCAACTGGTCCAGGTGTACCAACTGGAGGTACTGCTGGTCAAATCCTTACCAAAAACTCGACCACAAATTATGACACTGTTTGGGCTGCACCTGGTGCGGCTGCTTACACCACTGTTGTAAAACAGTTGGTACGTAACGACACTGGTGCAACTGTTACTAAAGGTCAAGTTGTTTACATAACAGGTGCAAACGGGACCCACGCTCTAATAGGTTTGTCAGACGCTGACACTGAATCAACTTCGTCAAAGACGCTTGGTATTCTTGACCAAGACTTGGCTGCTAACGCTGACGGTTACGTTGTCACTGAAGGTCTTATCTCTGACGTAAACACTGGTTCGGCTACTGCTGGTCAATCTGTTTGGTTATCTTCAACTGCGGGGGGTTATGTTTTTGGTGCACCACCTGCTGAACCTGCGCACAGTGTTTACCTTGGTGTTGTTCAGCGAGCAAATAGCAGCAATGGTCAGATTCTTGTCAAAATTCAGAATGGTTATGAACTTAATGAGTTGCATGACGTGTTTACTGGTTCTGCAGTATCGGGCGATCTACTTAAATATAATGGTAGCGGTTGGATTAATTCAGCCCAGTCCACTTTGGCTATTGCCCCGTCACAGGTCACCGGTACTGCAGTCATAACTACGGATACCCGCTTGTCTGACTCACGCACACCTACCGCTCACGCTTCAACCCATGGTTCTGCAGGATCTGACCCTATTACTGTTGCACAGTCACAGGTAACTAACCTAACTAGCGACTTGGCGGGTAAGGCTGCTTCAAGTCACACTCACGATACTGCTGATGTTACTAGCGGGACTTTTGCTATCGCCCGTATCCCTACGGGGACAACTGGTACAACTGTTTCCTTAGGTAACCACACGCACACTATTGCTAACGTTACTGGTTTGCAAACAGCGTTGGACGCAAAACTTACTACCGCTGATACTGGTTGGCTTACCTCTACCGTAATCAGTGCAGCAACAGGTTGGTCTGTAACTTCTTACAACATTAGAAGGTTAAACGGTATAGTAAACGGAATCCTTACAGTAAGCCGTTCTGGTGGAAACGTAACAGTACCAGCAACTGGTAACATTACAAACCAAAACGTAGCAACCTTAACCTCTGGATGGTACAACACAACCTCAGACAGTGGAATGGTACTAACTAACGGTTCAGGTCCTCTTACAGGTGGATACATTCAATCAAACGGAACTATAACCATTAGCGCAATGTCATCTGGTGCAACAATCTCAACTGGAGATACCTTCAGTTTCACACTGTTTGAAATGGTATAAATCTAAATCTGTAGTAAACTGGCGGGCATGTCAACAAAAGGAGGCATCATGCTAGAAGGACTAGCTCCAAAGGAAAAAGAATCAATCTGTTTTTTAATGAAGAAAGCAGTTACCGAACTAGATGATAAAGATTTGAAGATCCTTGATGAAGCAATCAAGAACCCTAAATGGTCTGCTAACGCATTAACCGATGCTTTAAACCAGCGAGGGTTTACTATCTCTCGCGGTGTAATACAAAAGCATCGCGACGAAAGGTGTGGCTGTGTTAGATAACTTGCTACCTCAACCAGCTTGGCAACCGATCGAACGGGCAACCAAGATCAATATCACCGCACCTAAACCTTCTAAGAAGGTCAAAACAAAACACACGGTTCACGTATGTTTACCTGACCCTCAGATCGGTTACCGAGTCCTGAACGGTGAAAAAGATCCGTTCCATGACGAACACGCTATGGGTGTTGCCTTGCAGATCGTTAACTACTTGGAAGAAACCGACCGAGTGGACTCAGTGATTAACCTTGGTGACTTCCTAGACCTCCCAGCACAGGGGCGGTTTGAACAGGAACCAGCGTTCGCTAACACCACTCAGTTAGCTTTTGACCGTGGACATTTGTTCCTACAGGAGCAGCGTGCTGCTGCCGGACCGGACGCCACCATTGTTCTTATCGAAGGTAACCATGATCGTCGAATGGAGAAGTTCATTCAAACTAATGCGATCTCAGCTTTCGGTTTGAAAAAAGCAAACACAGACAGCCTACCGGTCATGTCTATCCCTTATTTATTGCGCCTTGACGAACTTGGAGTTGATTACATTGACGCATATCCTGCCGGAGCCCACTGGATTACAGACCAGTTACGGGCAATCCACGGAAATAAAGCTCGTAGCAACGGATCCACAGCTGCAGCCTACACAAACGACACACCCCACATCTCAACCATCTTTGGTCACGCCCACCGATTGGAGATACAGAGTCGAACAGTCTTTGACCGAAACGGAAAAATCAAATCAATGGCAATCTCACCCGGCTGTCTCTGCCGTGTGGATGGAGCTGTTCCGTCAGTCAATGGATCTACAAAAGTGGACGGCACCCCAGCCACCTA